CATTTGCAAACGGGTATTGTAATCCACTGATGTTATTGTATAATATATACTATACCCTTAATACCCTTATATATATAGTATATATTATATATAAGAGAAAATAGAGAGTAATGGGTATAAAAAAGAGTGGGGGGAGAGTATAAACCTTATGGGTATTGTGGGTAGGGGGTATAAAGTAAATAAAATCAGTAATTTAAAGCCACCCATTTGCAATTTTTGTTGTGGGTATCGTGGGTATTTAATAAAATCAATATGTTAGCTGTATGAAATTGCCGAAAGAGAAATTGGAAGCTTTAAAATTTGATTATATCGCCGGAAAAGTTACGCTTCCGAAATTAGCGAAAATCTATGGAATAAGTCCGGCTACATTGGCGAATTTGGTAAATTCGGAACGTTGGCCGAAGAGGAGCCCGGAAAAATCCCGTCCGGTAAAAAAGAAACCCCCCGGAAAAAAAGGACGGCCTTCGAAGATGACGGCAAGATTGTTAAGGTTAACTTATAAGTTGTGTTTATTGGGTGCGAAGGATCGGGAGATATGGGAAGCTTTGGAAATTAGCAAAGCTACTTTTTATGAATGGCAAAATACTTACAAGAATTTTTCAGACGTATTGGCGCAAGGGCGTATTCATGCGGACGCCGCCGTAGCGAGGGCTTTGCATAAGCGCGCGGTAGGTTTTACGGCGTCGGAGGAGAAACCTATGGTAGTCGAAGGCGTCGTAAAAAAAGTTCGATTTAAAAAAAGATATATTCCGGACGTTACCGCTCAAGTAAAATGGCTGGAACGGCGGCGGCCGGATGAATGGCGAGAATCTAAAGATCTTAATTTAAATGATAAAACGTTACGTGTTGAACTTCCCGCTTTTGAACGCGTTGAAACCGAAGAAGATTTTAGGGGCTTAGTGAATGAACAAGTTAATGAATAGTTTCCCTCCGGCGTTTCCGTTTACCCCGGGTCAAACGGAATTTTTCATCACCGACGGTAAATTTTCCGTTATTGATCTAATAGAATTGGCGGTGAAAAATCTTGAATCGCATCCCAATTTACAAATGGTTTCTTGGACCGCGGGAATGTCCTCCGTAGAAAGACTTATTCATTTAACCGAGGCACGCGGGCTAAAAGCTCGTTTTGTTTTTGACCGGGTATTACCGAGCGTTAAAAAAAATTCATTTTTACGCCTGGGAGAGATTTACGGCGCGGAAAATTTGCGGTTGGTCCGAACGCATTTAAAGCTATACGCCGTTTATGATTTTCATAATTTTTATATGATAGAGTCCAGCGCGAATTTTAATCGAAATCGTCGATTAGAATTTTTCAGAGTAACCGAAAGCAATCGGTTAGTGAGCGATTTTTCTAATTTTGTAGAGCGAATTTTTAATAATTTTCCCACGGTGGATTTATTAGCGTCTTCCCACAATTTTCAGGGGGGTTCGCTCGAAAAATTATTTTCTTGGGGCTCTTCCGATTTTGAATATGTCGATCCGGAGGTAATTGATGTCTGATTACATCTGGAAACCCCAAAAAGGCCCCCAAACGATTTTGGTTCGTTGCCATGTCGCGCAAGATATTTTATTCGGCGGCGCTCGCGGCGGCGGGAAAACCGATGGCGTGCTTGGTGATTGGCTTTATCATTTAGTACGTTATAGGGAATACGCGCGCGGGCTTTTTGTTCGTCCTACATATCCCGAATTATATGATGCCATAAATCGCGCGCAGGAGCTTTTCCGAGACATTGGTCGATGGAATGAGGCTAAGGCGTTTTTTAGATTTAACGGCGGGGGGGTGCTGCGGTTTCGTCACCTTCGAACAAAACAAGATGCCAACGCGCATCAGGGGGAACAGAACACATGGCTGAATACGGAGGAAATCGGAAATTACCCGGAGCCGGATGTTCCCGATCTTCTTCGCGCTACGCTCCGAAGTCCGCACTCGGTAGTTTGTCGGGCTTTGGCTACAGCGAACCCCGGCGGTCCCGGCCATAATTGGGTCAAAGCGCGCTATGTGGACCCGGCGCCTCCGTTTACGCCTTTTATTGCGCGGTTAAATATACCGGGGTATGGGGAAGACACGGTTAAACGGGTATTTATCCCCTCGCGACTGAAGGACAATAAGATTTTGCAAGATAGCGATCCAAATTACTGGAAAAACGTGGCGCTTGCGGCGGGGGGCCAGGAATGGTTATTAAAAGCTTGGCTGGATGGCGACTGGAATATTACCGCGGGTGGTATGTTTGACGATGTTTGGAACAGCGGGATTCATATTTTAAAGCCTTTTAAAATTCCGGCCTCTTGGAGTATTTACCGAAGCTTCGATTGGGGGGCTTCCCGGCCATATTCAGTGGGGTGGACCGCCGTCGCGGATGGTTCCGAAGTAATTTTGGCGGATGGGTCCCGAAAATATTTTCAGCCGCGGTCTTTGATTCGCATTGGCGAAATTTATGGCTGGGACGGGACGCCAAACCGGGGTTGCCGAATGGGCGATTCGGAAATAGCCGCCCTCATACTAAAACGGGAGCGTGAAGCGGGTTGGTCAAATGTTAAAGACGGTCCCGCGGACAGCTCCATTTTTGACGAAGGGAATAATCGGCGTTCGATTGCGCATACTTATCGGGACGCCGGCATCAGATGGAAACGCGCGGATAAAAGTCCGGGCTCGCGAATCGCGGGGTGGAGACTTATCCGAAGTTTGTTGGAGGGGGCTTTAGAATCGCCCCCGGAGCGGCCGGGGCTATTCGTTTTCGATACGTGCCGCCATTTTATCCGGACGGTCCCGACGCTTCCACGGGACGATAAAAATTTAGATGATGTGGATACGAATGCGGAGGACCATGTCGGCGACGAAATGCGATATATCGCTCGGTTTTTGGAAAAACGCCCGGCTCGTCCGGTGGGAATAGGCGGATTATAAAAATATATTAAGAGGTTAAGATAATGCCTGTATACGAAATGAATGAACGATACGAGTATTTTAAGTCTGAGTGGCGTAAATGTAGGGATTGCATCGCGGGTCAAAAAGCGGTAAAAGCAGCGCGCACCCGGTATCTTCCGGCTCTAGGGGGTTCGCAATCCTACGCGCGATATGAAAAGTATATTAAGCGCGCTTTGTTTTTTAACGCTACGAGGCGGACCGCGGAAGCTCTGACGGGTTTTCTTTTCAGAAAATCGCCCATTTTTACGCCGGATAATTTGGATTTGCTGGATTCTTTTACAAATAGTTCCGGCGGATTTCTGGCATTTATTCAAGGGCTGGCGATGGAAGTTATTTCCGTCGGTCGCGTTATATTGGTGGTGGATTCGCCAATTGCGGGGGGTGATCCTAAAATCACCTATTACCGGACGGAGGATTTTATTAACTGGAAAATTAACGCGTCGGGTAAATTAATTCAAGCGGTCTTTAAGGAAAAGGTATTATCGGCGGATTCCGCGGATGAATTTTCGAATAAAAAAGAAATTCAGTATCGAGTTTTTGATATTTTTAGAGAAAGATATCGGCAGCGCATTTTTAAAGAAGTAAAGCCCGGCGAATGGGCGCCGGTCTTAGAAATCTTCCCGACGATGAACGGCGCGTCTCTTTCGGAATTACCCATTGTGGTTATTAATTCCGTTAATCTTCTTCCGGAGCCTTCGGAACCTCCTCTAATCGATGTAGTGAATGTTAATCTTTCGCACTATCGTAGTTCGGCGGATCTGGAATCCGGCCGACATTTTACCGGTTTTCCGACGCCCTGGGCTTCCGGTTTTGATATTCCGGGCGAATCTTTAGAGATTGGGAGTGTCGCATGGGTATCCGATAACCCGAACGCGAAAGCCGGTTTTCTTGAATTTACTGGTCAGGGGTTAGGCTCATTGGAAAATGCATTGACCGAAAAAGCGCAAATGATGTCTGTACTCGGAGCGCGTATTTTGGAAGCTCAAAAAAAATCTACGGAGGCGGCGGACACTCATCGTTTACGATACGCGGGCGAACAATCTATATTGTCGAAAGCCGCCGGTTTTCTGGGGGCCGGTATTTCGGTCGCCATGCGGATTTGCGCGAACTGGCGGAAACTTCCGGACGCGGATGGTTTTGGGGTTTCTTTAAACAAAGATTACGCCTCAACGACCGCGGACCCTCAATTGGTAACTACGCTTTTCGGGGCGTTGCAGGGCGGAGCTATTTCTTATGACACATGGTTCTATAATTTGAAGCGGTGGGAGCTTGCCCCGGAAGGTCAAACGCTCGATGACGAATTAGGTTTAATTGAGGCGCGCAATTCTAACCCAGAAAGTTGACGACTATTTACCAATTGAATAGACTGTAAAAATGGATCAAATAATTAATCAATATACCTCTCGGGCCGTTGATCTTCAACGTTTTTCGGAGCAGGTGCGGCTTAAGACGCTAGGATACCTTAAGCAGCTTAGTATTGATTTGGCGGCGGAAATTCATCGTGCGGACCCCTCCGCCCCGGCACTAACTAAATTCAAAAGGCAACGCCTCGAAAAACTTTTTGAAAATGTAAAAGATATAATTCGCGTTGCGTATCGAGATATAAATTTGGTGGCTAACGCGGAGATTCGTCCATTAATTTTGGAAGAATCCGGTTTTACCGTTGATGCGCTGAACCGCGCGTTGGGGGTGAATATCGCGGAAATTCAATTTACGGGACCGCAAATTTCCGCGCTTATGTCCGATACGCTGATCGAGGGCGCGCCCAGCTCCGACTGGTGGGCGCGGCAAGACCGCGCATTGGCTCAAAAATTCGAGGATCAAATGCGTCAGGGAATTCTCCGCGGCGAAACGAATGCGGAGCTTGTTCGGAGGGTTCGGGGCGCGGCTACGGGGAAACGCTCGGTCTATTGGCTGGGTGATGAACGAAAAGTTTTTGTCGAGTTTGCCGGCGGTATTATGGATGTCGGGACAAGACAAGCGGAGGCTTTAGTTAGGACAAGCGTTCAAGCGGTCTCAAACGCGGCGAACTATGAAACGCTTCGGCAAAACTCGGATATTGTTCGGGGGGTTCAAGCTATGGTCACGCTTGATTTGCGAACAACCGTAATCTGCATGGCGCGAAGTTCTGCGGTGTGGGACTTAGATTCCGGAAATCCGATTTCCGGAACAACCGAAATTTTTCCAGGCCCGCCGCCCTGGCATTGGGGGTGCCGAACGTTTTTGATTCCGTATTTGTATTCTTGGGAAACCTTGAGAAAAAAGAAGCTTCCGGCGGGTAAACACAAAAAGATTTTAGAAATTCCGGCGTCTACCCGCGCCAGCATGACGGGCCAAGTAGCGGCAGGAACCAGCTACGAAACATGGCTGAAATCACAGCCGATTGATGTCCAAAAGGATAAGTTGGGCCCGGGAAAATATAACCTGTGGAAAAAAGGAAAATTAACTTTTACGGATTTAATAAATCAGAAAGGGCGGCCCCTGACGGTCGCGGAATTAAAAAATAGGAGGATAAACGGTGCTTAAGGTTTTTGTGAAGGACCTTACCGAAATCTCGGAAAGTCTAAGGGAACATTACGTTGCAAGCGATGGCGGATATGTTTTAGATGTTGATAAAAAGGAGTATTCAAACCGAATAAATGAATTTCGAACGAATAATATTGATTTGACGAATAAGTTGAAAGCGTTCGGTGATTTGACGGTGGAAAAATACGACAGTTTAAAAACGGAGTATGAGACGCTCATGGCATCTCAGAAACAAGCCGGCGGCAAAGGTGAAAGCGAGGATTTAGAACGACTAAAAGCTGAATATGAGCAGAGGTTGGAGCAGGCTAATGCCGGGAAAGCTGAAGCTGAAAAATTGACGCAGAATTACCGCGAAAAATTGAACGCTCATATTATAGATAACACCGTGGCGAAAGCTATTTCTAACGTGGGAAAAGTTCAAAAAGGGGCTCTTCCGGATATTCTTCGGAGGGCGCGTGACGTTTGGCAGGTTAATGAACGGGGGGTTCCGGTAGCGATGGATGGTGAAACGGCTATCTATGGTCAGGACGGAAAATTACCTTTGACAATCGAAGAGTACGCGCAACGGCTTATAACTGAAGCTCCTTTTTATTTCGAAGGAAATACCGGCGGCGGCGCGGGGGGTTCCGGCGGGAATTCCGGCGGGGGCGGCGATTCTCCGGAAATTATTACGCGGGAACAGTTTCAGAACGCCAGTTCGGAAATGATTGATAAAATTGCGGCGGGAAAGATGGTTATTGGCGATTGACTTTTTTAGACGTGCCTAGCTAAAATAGAATTTATCCGACGGTGTCGGATTAACGGTTTTTAATAACACATGGAGCCGGTGGCTTAATCTGATAATAAAGAAAAGAATATGCCTAATACGCTTACTAATGTAATACCTCGCATCTTAGCGATGGGCATTACCGCGCTTCGAAGCGCGGTAATAATGCCGAGACTGGTGTCTACCGAATATGACGCCGACGCTAAAAAACGCGGCTCTACTGTCGATATCCCCACAGCGCCGGAGATTGCCGTTCGAACGGTATCTCCCGGCGCTAATCAGGTGCAGGCCGGGGATATTGCGCCCGGTATCGCGCAGATCGTACTTGATCAGTGGAAGGAGGCCCCTTTCTACCTTACCGACAACGATTTCCTGAAAATCGAACGTAACGTTTTACCGCTGTCGGTAGGGAGCGCTATTTCCGCGTTGGCTAAAAATGTAAATGCTTACATTTTTTCAAAATATAAAAAAATCTACGGTTACACCGGCACTGCGGGAACTACGCCTTTTGGGGGGTCCTCTCCGACTTCTTCCGATGCTACTCAAGCCCGAAAGATCCTTAATATTCAAGAGGCGCCCCTTGATATGCGCAGGATGGTTCTCGACCCTTCCGCAGGGGCGTTGGCTTTGGACTTGGGGGCTTTTCAGGACGCTAGTAAATCCGCGGATCCGCAAGTAATTACCGACGGACTTATCGGCCGAAAGTTAGGGTGGGATTTTTATGAGGATCAGCAAGTTCCGACCCATACGGCCGGAAGCATCACAACGGGTTTGGCCGCGAAAACCTCAACGGCGCAGGCCGTGGGACTTAAGGCGGTCGTGTGTACTACCGCCGCGAGCACCGGCGCATGCGAGCTTAAAGAAGGCGATATCATAACGTTTGCGGGTGACGGACAGACATATGTTTTGACGGCGGATGCTACGCAGGCGACCGCCGCAACGGATGTTACTCTGAACATAGAACCCGGGCTTAAAATCGCATTGTCCGGGGATGAAGCCGTTGCGCTGAAAGCCTCCCATGTCGTTAATCTCGGTTTTCAAGCCGGGGCTTTTGCCTTTGCGTCTCGTCCGCTACTGGACGTTACCCGCGAGATAGGTATAAACGCGCAAGTCGAAAGTATGACGGATCCGATAAGCGGGATTAGTTTAAGGCTTGAGGTTACGCGTCAGTATAAACAAACGGAGTGGAGTTTCGATATTTTATATGGCGCGGAGTGTATAGATCCGAGGAAAGCGGTACGGTTGGCCGGTTGATTTAATCCTATTCGCCTATCTGCCGGGCGGATCTATTTATAAAAAAAATGAAGACTAAATTGAAAACGATTGAAGTGCGTGGGGGCTCATCCGGGCGTTTGGTTATTAACGCTTGTGATTATGATCCGAAAAAATACGATCTGTGGGTGTCTGAAGAACTTCCGGGGCTAAACCCTAACGATGAAGTTATGAGTTCGGATTTATCCGCGCAAGATGTAGCCAGGGGATCCAATACTATTTTTTCGGCAACGGATACTTATGCGGAGCTTAAGGAAAAAGCCGCGCTTTTTGGAATTTCGGCGAAAGGAAAGGACGCGCTCATTAAAAAGCTTAAGGACGCGGGGCGAATGACATGACTCTGATAGTTACGCCGGGCGCGACGGATGCGGATAGTTATGCAACTCTGGCGGAAGCCAACGACTACCATTTATCCCGTCTTCATAATTCGGAGTGGACCGCCGCGACGGACGTGATGAAAGAAGCCGCGCTTCTTTGGGCTACGAGAACGCTTGACGCTAATTTTTATTGGGTAGGCGTTAAAGCTACGGATACGCAAAGTTTAGACTGGCCGCGTTCGGGGGTAGTTGACCGAAATGGATATTCAATAGATAGCGATATTGTCCCCGTGGAAGTTAAAAACGCGCAATCCGAGCTTGCTTTTTTGTTAATTAAAAATGATCGGACATTGTCTGCGGATCCTGATCCGGATGGCGTAAAGGAGCTAAAAATTTGCTCCCTGGCGTTAAAATTTGAATCGAAAAAAATGCAGGGCGCGCTATCGGCTTCGGTCGTGGCTCTGGTTCAAGAATTCGGAAAATTTATCGGTGCGGGAAATCCGGCCGGTTCCGGAATTTATTTTCTCGAAAGGGTATGATTGATATTAGCGGTTTGGCTCAAAAAGGTATCAACACGGCGTTTCGGGTATTTAAAGATATTTTGGTATCAAGTGAGATTGTCGTAAAAGCGAATAGCTATAACCCGGTGACGGGGGGTTTTACCGACAGCGAAACGCTTTATCCCGTTTCCGAAATTATTTGTTGCGGGTATGATAGTTCTCGTATTGACGGAGATATTATCCGAGATAAGGATAAGGAAGCGGTGTTGAAAGTTTCTGAGGTTCCGGTAGAAATTACGAATGAAATGAAGATTAGATTTACCGGCGGGGGCGAATGGGATATTTTACACGTTGAGATCGACCCGTCTTCGACAGTTTATTTTTTACAGCTTAGGAGGCCCTAATGGCGGATGCGGCGACGACCGAGAAAGTTTTAACCAATAGCTATCAAGCAATCATAACGGGCGCGTGCCTGGCAACAGTTGAAAAAGGCGTTGGCGTGCTGTACCGATTTGACAGCTCCGCCCCCTCAGAAAGTGATCCGGGCCACTCTCTTTTTGTTGTGCCCGGCGAAACGGCTTACTTATCATATCCGGGGGGGCTTACCGTGTATGCGAAAATACACCCGCGTTTTCAGGATGCCGGTGTTCCAACGGTTATTTCCGTGACGGGGGTATAAAAATGGGACTGATATTTCCGGGGGGTTTAACGGATCTAAGTAACCGCACGTTTCAAAAGTTTGCCGTGGCCGGAGACGCAACCGTGGCCGAAAGAAACGCGACAATAGTTTTTCGAAACGGCGTGTCCGCATCGACCTATACTTACAAAAGTTCTTCCGGGTTTCAGGGTGGAGATTGGCAAGTTTTAAGAAAAACCGGGATTGGCGACATAACTATAGCAAGAGGCGCGGGCGTTACCTTTCTCCACGAGGATTTTCCAAATCAGGATATTAAAATCGATGGTAATGACGGGTATTCGGTTTGTGTGGAAGCAATTGAGGAAATTTACACGTCTACTCAAATCGCGGCGTCGGCTGCGGGGGATAGGTATTTAATATCCGGCGGTAATATTCAATACGCGCGGTTTGTCGCGGGGCAAAAGATTTTGGTCAGTGGTTTTACAAATTCAGTTAATAACGGCGTGAAAACGATTTCATCTTTTATCAGCCCATACAATACTTTAGTAATAAGCGAAACCGATTTAGTCGGTGAAGCGGGAGGCGCCGAAATAACAATAAAAACTTTATACACCTATCTTATTTCAGGCTCTATAAAAACGGCGGCTTGATATGACCTTTTTTAATCGGCGTTCGGTAAATACTCCACACCCGACGAACATTCGGCTCGATTTTAAGATTGTGTTGGATATGACGGACGATAGCGCGCTAACGCTGAATGGCCAGGACGTTTCTCAGGTGCGTAATAAGCGGTCGGGGTCTTATAATTTTTCTCAAAGTTCGGCGGTCAGGCAGCCGCGACGCTCCGGAAAAGCTTTATACTGGGATGATCCCGTAAACCTCCAATGGCTAGATGCCGGTTCCGATTATCTGTTTTTTGACGCGGCGGATACGAGTGGCGCTTTTTTATTCGCGGTCGCGAGTACCGCGGGCAGTAGCCCGAATCAACCATTTATTTTTGATTTCGGACAAGCCGGTGGCGCCGGGTGGGGGATTAGTCTCGCGACGGATGCGATCGTGGGGTATACGCCCGGAAATTACGGTGGCGCGATAGTTTCCGCGGGGGGTTCGCACGGAACCGATTATTATGTTTTAGGGTTCGAGATTAAATTTGAGGAAACCCAAGAGATATACCTTGATAATATAAAATTAGGCGGGGGCCCCATATCTTTACTAGATTTACGTAACGCATATATTATGGAAAACCCAACGCGAGTTAATGACGCGGGGCCTATGACGGTCGGGATAACGTCTAAAACCTCCGTGGAGTCAACCCGGTCTTTCCGCGGGGGCAAAATAAAAATGTTGATCGTCGGTGCGGGGACTCTGGACGCGCATAAGCGAAAATTGCTTTTTAAATATTTACGAAATAAAGGAGCTCGGGTTTAGCTGTGAGTTTTGATTGCGCTACATACAAAACGGAAAAAAACGCATTGGCGGGGGCCGAACGTAATTGGATAAATTACGTAAGAGAGCAAGTTTCCGCCGGGAAAAAGGCGGTTAGCCCAATGGGTGATATAATTTCGGATATATCGGAAATCTCTGACAAGGAATTGATTAATTTTGAGCTTGCGGGTTTCCGAGAGAATCGTTTTATATCTAACGGCGGCAACACTGTTGCCTTTGCAACCCCGGTTAAAGCGTACAATTTAGATTTATGGTATTATCCTTTGCCGAAAGATCGGTATATGGTGGGCGTCGAAGGCTGCACAGTGCAAACCTTTAGTTCTTCTTGGGAAATTCCGGAAAATGAGTGACCTGAAGGGATTTAAACGCGATCTTAATAAATTTGCGGATTCAATAGGCGTTAAAACCGAAACGGTTCTAAAAAAAATTTCTTTACAGACTTTTACGGGGGTGGTTCAGAAAACGCCAGTTGATTCGGGTCGCGCGAGGGCTTCGTGGGTAATTGGAATCGAAAAACCCGTTAATAGCCCGGTATTACCGGAAAACCAAGAGTTTGACCCCCAGCAAGCCGCGGATTTTTCATTTCAAGAAATTTCCGAGCTTAATAATCTTGGTCCGGAAAGTACTGTTTTTATTTCTAACAGTCTTCCCTATATTGAAGTTTTAGAGGAAGGGAGTAGCCAGCAGGCGCCGGAGGGCATGGTGGCGATAACGCTCTTTGAGATCGAGCGGGACATAAAGCGATTAGTTGATGAAGTTTAGCGAATTTAGACAATTTGCGGAAAGTCGAATTGCGACGGAATGGACAACTACGCCCATAGCGTTTGAAAATGCGCCTGATTCGGATGCGCTCATAGCCGCTAAAAACGCTAAAGATGCTTGGGTTCGGTTTATCATTCGGGAAGGAAACGGCGCGCTTCAAACGATTGGCGCCGGATCTCGGTTAGATCGGTATTCGGGGGCGTTAATTATGTCCGTTTTTGTTTCCCAAGCTTCCGGAACGCGAACGGCGGCGGTTTATGCGGATAGTTTATCCGATATATGGAAAGGATATTCCGGTCAGCCTTGCGTTCGATTTGGTACACCGTATTTTACCGTTGTGGGCGAGACGGATGGATGGTTCCAAATAAATGTAATGGTATCGTTTCAGAACAATGAATTTTCATAAAGGGTAAAAGATGTCTTGTGGAGCGGAAAGTAATCAACTTGAGCTTAGATATATAGAAGAGGTGACGCCGGGAACCGCCCCCGCTACGGGAAATATGCAAATATTACGGAATACCGGGTTAGGCGGCGGCGTAGATAAATCCGGAGTACAATCAAATGAAATTCGGTCCGATCGGCAAATTCAGGATTGGATAAAAACAAAATTGGAGCCTAATTTCACGGTGAACGGGGAGTTTTCTTGGGAAACCTGGGATGATTTTTTTGAAGCCGCGCTTTTTGCGGATTGGGCGACTGTTAATTACGATTCTTTGACAAATACGGTTGACGCGGACGAAACCGGCGGCGTATACACTTATGCTCTCCCGACGGGCCACGGTCTTACCTTAGTTCCCGGCGCAAAATATAAATTCGGAGGGTTTACCAATTCAGAAAATAATGGAGTAAAAACCGTTATTTCTCAAGTTGGCGATACCGTTACGGTTGAGGAGGCGCTGGTCGATGAAACATCCGTGGCCGATGTAACTATCGAGGGCAGCGTTCTGGCAAATGGCGTCGAGAAGCACACCTTTACTTTCGAGGATGAATTTACGGATGTCGTGAAAACTCGCACTCGCACCGGCGCGGCGGTAGGTAGCTTGACGCTAAATCTCGCTAAAGAATCAGTAGCGGCGATAGTAATCGAGTTTTTGGGTCAGAATGTTACGGTTCAGGACAATTCCGTTGTCACGGGAACCCCCATTAGCCCGAATAGTAACGACGTAATGAACACGGGCGATGACGTAGCGGACATTTACGAGGGTGGGACGCTGAACGCTTTGACTGATAATCTGACAATCGTTATTGGGAACAATCTTCGGGGGGTTAACGCCATAGGAAGCACTGAAAATATTTGCGTAGCGTCCGGTAATTTTTCAGTTACCGGGGATTTTAACGCGTATTTTCTGGATTGGACTTTCTATCAGAAATTTTTGGATAATAGCGCATCGAGCCTGCGCTTTAAAATCGGGGATTCAAACGGAGATTATTATTTTAACATACCGCGAATAAAAATCCCTACGGACGAAATAAACGCGGGAGGCCCCAACCAGGATGTGATAGCCTCCGCGACTTATCAGGGGCTTGTTGATTCGGTAACGGGAAAAACGCTTATTATAAGTAAAATATCGAGCTAGGAGGACTTTAGTATGTTTGATCTTAACGCTATCGCAACGGATACGAAAAAAGAAATTGAAGGCGTTTGGTATGACGTCGGGGACGGTCTTCAACTTAAAGTCGCGCGAATGAATAATCCGCAATATGTTAAGCGTCTTAATGAAGTATCCGCGCCCTACCGCGCGCAGGTAAAAGCAGGCACGCTTTCCGATGAAAAAAAAGCGGAACTTGCCGCGGGAGTTATGGCGGAAACGATTTTATTGGACTGGAGGGGTATGTTTCTTGGTGGAAAACCACTTCCCTATAGTCGAAAAAAAGCCGCGGAAATTTTGGCGGATCCGCGATATCAAGCGGTTTTCTCGCTGGTTATGTCCTTCGCGCAGGATGAGGCGGCTTTCCGTATCGAAGAGGTAAAAACCGAGCTGGGGGAGTTCTCGACTATTACCGGTGGGTCCTAACTTGGGGTAGCCGCAAAAAATTACTATTAGCGGCCGAACGGCGGTTTGGGCGACGTTCGGCCGCTCTGGCCGCCGCCCCGCCAATCACCCCCGCATGCGAAATTTATATCGATATCTTTCATATTATTTTCTCCGGGACTTCTATCTCGCTTTCCGATATCGAAATTTTATGTCGGATTCGTGGTCTTACTGATATTGAAAAAGCTATTATTATCGTTAAAGAATTAGAACGTCTTACGATTTCCCACCAAAATAAAAGGTTAGCAAATGGCGGCGCGTCTTGATGTAATTGTCGATGCCAAAGGCGCTAAAATTGGGAGCGCGGAAGCATCCCGGGCTTTAGGCGGCGTTGAAACTTCCGCCAAAAAGGCAACTACCGCCATTTCTCTTTTTAACAAATCTCTTGCCGCCGTCTCCGTTATCTCCGTGTTTACTGTAGCGCTCGGAAAGGCTACGACTGCGTCTATCGCTTTTACGGATTCTATTTCAGAGGTATCCACTTTACTCGATGAGGTACCCGATCAACTGACGCAAATATCGGATCAGGCTAAACTTCAAGCTATCGTCTTCGGTGCGCTTCCCGCCAATCAGGCCCAAGCTTTCTATCAAATAATTTCGGCGGGCGCTTCGGACGCATCTGCGGCAACTTTTCAACTCACGGCGGCTAATAAGCTTGCGGTGGGGGGCGTTACGAACGTTACTATTGCGGCGGATGGTTTAACTTCGGTCCTAAACGTTTATAAAGATCGAGTAGCCGGCGCGTCGGACGTTACGGACACATTATTTGTGGGCATGAGGATGGGTAAAACCACAATTGCCGAATTGGCGTCCGGCATTGGCAGAGTAATACCCCTTGCGGAAAAATCGGGCTTATCCTTTCAGACGGTAGTTGCCGCGATTGCCGCGCTTACAAAAGGCGGCCTCAGTACCCAAACGGCGATTGATGGAATCCGGCAGGTATTAGCTAGCATTTTAAAGCCCACCTCCGAAGCAACGACGGCGGCTTCCGATCTTAATTTTCAATTTGACGCGGCCGCGCTGAAAACAAAAGGGCTCTCCGGTTTTCTTTCCGAGCTTGAGGATGTAACCGACGGAAACTCCGCAACGCTCGCTAAATTTTTCGGAGGGGTTGAGGCGTTAGTTCCCGTTTTAGCCCTGATGGGCGAAGGTGCCAAAGATTTTTCGGAAATCCTTCGCGCTATGGATGACCGTTTAGGCGCAACGGACGAAGCTTTTCGAAAGATAGCGGAGAGTCCCGGTTTTGCAACTAAACAACTAAACGCTCTGGCGGAAGTTCTTTTTATTGATTTTGGCGATAATGTCGCGAATATTTTGATTCCTTCCGCACGTTTGGTGATCGATAACTTTGAATTGATATCAGACACGGCGGGAACTGCGGCGGTCTCCCTTGCGGTCGCGTTCGGGCCGCAAGCAGTCGCTATGATCGGGACACAATTTGTTGCTGCGGTGGGCCTGGCAACAACGGCGACTAATACTTTTACGGCCGCAATAGCGGCAAATCCGATCGGCGCCATTGCGGTGGCCCTGACCGCGGCCGTCAGCGCATTGGCGTTTTTTGGTGATAAAATAGAAATAACTAAGGATGGCGTAGTTACTCTTCAAGATATTTTCGTGGCCGGGTGGAATATTGCGACGAGTAAACTAAAAGACGCGACGGTTTTTTGGATCAATCTATTCGCCGACGCGGGGATTTTTATTGAAAACTCAATTTTCGGGTGGAGCGCGCCGGTCGATGTTACAATGTCGGATATTGGCGGAGGCGTAAAGTCGGGGGCTAATATTGTCATTGGGCTTTTTTCCGGCACCGTGAAAAGCGTTGAAAGTATTTGGGGCGAACTGCCGAACTTTTTCAGCAGCACGATGGTGAAAACCGTCAACACGGTTATTTCCGGAATTGAAACGGTAATAAATGTTTCCGTTAATTCCGTCACGGATTTTTTGGAAAAAGCTTCCGTCAAAACTATTCAGGGGTTAAATTATTTAATCAGTAAATTAAATAATTTGC